TGGTGGTTGGCGCGCTGCCGTGGACATTGTGCGCGCTGACGGCGACCCAGAGCTGGCGCGAGGAGGCGCAGGTGCCGCAAGCGCGGGCGTGTAAAATGACAGAAGGTTTTTGCAACCGTTGACAAGTGGTTTTAATAGGTTGCAGGCGGTAAAAGAGCGGCTCGGTTTTTGCCGCTGCTGTGACGGTTTAGGAGAGGGGGCGAGGGATGGTGGGTTAGGGTGGTATGGAGGCTGGGACGGACGCCGGTGAAGGCGTAGATGGGGTTTGGTTTGAGATCTGAAGCGGAGGAAATTGTTCTCGGCAGTGGTCCAGCCAGGCAAGTTCTACGACGTGGATGGAATGGCCACCGGTGCCAACGTCCACGGATCTGGATAGGACGGTGTCGTGGTAGGCTGGCGGGCGCGTGGCGGCGTCGGCGGTGTAGGCGGCACCGAGCCAGACTTTGGAGGCGGCCGGCGCGAAGGCGGCGGGCCGCGTCTGGGCGGGCTTGTCGTTGCAGCCATTGCAGGGCATCAGGGGGCCTCCGGGACAACTGAGATGGTGACGGTGACGGAAGACGATGGAAAGCCCTTGTTCGTCTCTTCGTCGCATGGGCCGCCGAGGGCCACGCTGGCGGTGATGGCGATCGGGCAGCATTTTGGATAAACGCGGCTGGTGAAGTCTGCGCCGAAGTCGCTGGTGGTGTCGCAGCAGTCGCCTTCTCCTGGCTGGACTTGTTGCGTGCCGTGATCTTCCCCGGCAAAATAGGATGCGTTGGCAATAACTCCGCCGCGGCTCTCCAAGGGCAACGGGGCGCTGCCGGACATGGAGAAGTTGATGGCGCTGGGCGATGTGGGGCAGTAGTAGCCCGTGAACATCGCGCCCGGTGTCTCGCTGTCGCCCGACCCGCCGCAGTCTTCGTTTGCGTCCTTCTGGGCGCTGATGGTGATTTCGCCGCCGCTGATCTGGTTTCCGTCGAGGTCGCGGCCGTAGAAGTTGCCGGGGTTGGCGGCGGCGAGGCAGAACAGCTCGCGCTCGGCGGGATCGTCTGGGACTCCGTTTCCGATGAGGCGTGTCAAGATGGGTCTCCCCGGAGGATTTTGGCGGAGGTGCCGGCGGCGTCGCAGACTCCGGTGGCTTTGAATGATGCGGTGCCGTTGACATCGGCGGCGTTGATGTCCACCTTTTTGGCGTCGGCGGACGGGTCGGAGAGTCCGAGGCGGCCGGCCTGGAGGGCGACTTTGGCGATGCCGTTGATGAACATCTGAAGGAAGGCGGTGTCGAGTGTGATTTTCTTGGAGCCGTCGGAAAGTTGGATGGTCAGGCCGTTTTTGGAAAGACTCACAAGCGAAGTCGTGCCGTCGGTGTGGTTAAACTGGAGGCTGTTTGAATCGTATTGGCCGATGAGATTCCCGTCGCTGTTGTAGAACCATGTGCCCGTCGCGTTGTCGCGCCGACGCTTCACGCCCTGGTCGTCATACCAGACCATTTCGTCGCTCTTGCGTTCAACTCGTTCGATTGCTTCAGCCATGTTTATCCTTTGATAATCGCGTCGCAGATCGGTTTGGTCGGGGCCTTGCCCTTGACGATGCCGGGGGCGCTGCCACGGATGCGGACGCCGCGCGCGGCGGTGGAGCCGGTGGACTCGAAGCGGACGGCGCTCAGCCGGAATCGGCTGCGGCGGGCGAGTTCCCAGCGGTCGGCGAGGCCGAGGTGGCCGGGAGGTCCGCAGGTGCGGGAGACGCTGCCGCTGCCGACTTCCCACGCGACTTGCTGGACCATCGCCTTGGCGGTGGAGAGTTCGCCCTCGATGCCGTCGAAGCGCGCGATCCTGCCGAGGGTGCAGGTGTCGGTGACTTCGCGCTCGATGGTGTTGACGGTGCCCTTGTAGTGGAGCATGGCGAGAGAGTCATACATTTCCTTCTCGATGCCGTCGGGGATCGGCTCAGCGCCGGAGCCGCCGACGAACTCGCTGATGTCGCTGGTGCCGATGGCGCAGTCGGTGACGGTGCAGTTTACGACGAGGATGACTTCCTCCTCAGCGATTTTGATGGCGCCGGCCGCGCCCGCGGTGCGGTCGTAGAACGTCACCTTGATCTTGCAGCGATAGGTCTGCGGGAGAGCGCGTTTTCCGCTGCCGTCCGGCGGCATTGGTGAGCCGGGGACAAGCTCTCTTGTGAGGCCGACGTAATCGCCTCCGTCGTTGACGTAGAAACGGCCGGGCATGTCGTCGCAGTAGGCGGGAGTTCCGAGCGAGCAGTTCGGGGCGCTGTATTCGGGGCAATGCTCCTTCCACCAGGCGGCGCTCGACGGCTCGATAGACTTGGTGGTGACGGTGACGGTGTTATAGCTGGCCTCCGCGCCGCGCAACGAGAACGCCTCCTCAACACGGTCCCATGCGTAGGCGTTCGCCTCGGGTGGATATTGGCGGTCCTCGATCTCCGCGCCGCCGCTGCCGTCGCGCTCGTAGTGGATGATGACGACGCTGGCCTGGAGGTCGCGGCAGGCGGTGAGATCCGGCACGGAGGCGAGCGGGCGCTGGCCGACGGTGAAGGTGTGGTCCTCCAGCTCCGCGTAGCGGCGTATCTGGAGCTTCGGCGGGACGGTGGAGTAATCGAACCACGCGCACACATCGGGGACGTAAGCGACGACCTTCTGGACTGCCTGGAGCACGGAGACGCCGTTCACGTCAAAGGTCGGCAGGTTGGCCGAGACGCGGATGTTCTGCGAGGCCCACGGCATGAGCGAGCCAGGCGGGATGGAGATGGGGCCGATGTCGAACGGGCGCGGCTCGCCGAGATGGTCGGCGTTGTTGAGGACGTAGAACAGGCAGTCGGTGATCTGCTGGCCGGCGTGGATTTTCGCGCCGGTGGCGTCGCACATCATCGAGGCGTGGCAGGTGAGCCAGTAGAACTCCAGCCCGCTTTGCTTCCATTTCTTGTTGTAGATGATGCGGCAGAACCACCACGGGTCGGCGATGGTGTAGCTCTGGCGCTCGTCGCGCGGCGCGCCGGAGCGGTTCACGAGCTGGCGGCGGCCGGTGAACCACGGCGCTCCGTCCTTGAGGATGGTGAGGCGCGTTCCGTAGGCCCACTCTTCGGCTCCCTCGAACGGCGCGCCCTCTTTGTCGAAGGTGACGTATCCTTCGGCGAGGTTGGCGTCGAGGCGGCGGAGCGTGCGCGCGAGCTTGTCGCTGAACGGGCGCTCATCGCCGGGGTTGGTCACTGGGCGGATGGTCCAGGTGCTCATCAGTTGCCCGAGTGCGTGGTGGTGGCCTCGATCTTGGCGGCCAGTTCACGGAGTTTCTTGTCCATCGCGGAGATCTGCGCGCGGTTGGCGCGCTGGATGGACTGGTGGTAAGCCTCCAGCGCGGCGATGACGGCCGTGTCGCCGCCGCCGACGGCCGCGCCGAGCGTCTGCATCCGGTGGTGGATGGCCTGCGACATGCCGGAGGGCATCCCAGGCTGGTTGCTGGCCGCGCCGTATTCGCGGAGTCCGGCCTGCGCGTTGCGCTGGCTGGCGGCGAGCGCGGCGCGCTGCTGCTGCTCGGCAAGACGCTGCTGTTGTTCAGACGCGCGCAGGCGCTCCTGATCGCGGCGCTCCTGCTCGCGGCGGTGCTCCTCGGCAATCTGCGCCTCGAGCGCGCGCTGCTCGTTGGATTGCGCCGTGCCGGAGGCGGTTGAAGATGAGGACGCTGCGCGTTGCTTCATCTTCGCCGTCTCGATGCCGGTGGTGGCGGCGTCGCGCTTGACGTTGAGTTCATTCTGTCGGACCGCGTCGGCCTTCTCGGCGTCGTCTGCTTTTTTCTTCGCGGCTGCCGCGGCGTCTGCGGCAGCCTGGTATTCTCCGATTCGGCGCGAGGTCTGCGCGGCGAGCATCGAGCCTTGCTCCTGTGCCATCTTGTTGAGGCCCGCCTGCATGGACTTGGCCTTCTCCGGGTCAAGGTTTCCGTTCTTGTCCCAGATGTCGTAATTTTGGAGTTCCTCGGCGCGGGACTTGCGGTCGGCCTCGGCGCGTTTTGCCTCTCCGCGAACGCCGGCTGCTCCCTCGCGGCTCTTCCGCGCCTCTTCATCAATGGCGCTGCGTTCGCCGACGGCGCGCCCGAGTTCTTCGTCGGCTGCTTTTTTCGCGTAGCGGTTGCGGATCTCGGACTCGCTGCCGGCGTATTTGAGCTTGATGCGGCGCTCGGCGTCCTTGTCGCCGCCGGCGGCGGCCAGCTCGGCCTGCATGGCGGCTTCGTTGCCGGCGAGTTCCTGCGCCATCTGCGCGGAGGTGAGCTTGTCCGCGGCCGCCTGGAGTTCGTGCGCGGCCTTGACGGCGCGTTCCCACTCGTCGGCGAGGTCCTTGGCCGACTGGATTGCCTCGTCGAGCTTGGCCTTGTTGAGCTTCTCCAGTTCCTTCGCGGAGGCTTCGGCTTCGGCTTCTAGCTTCTTGAGCGCGGCGGCTTGTTTGTCGGCGGCGTCGGAGCCGGCGCCGAAGGCTCCCGCGAGCTTGAAAAGGAGCGGCGCGAGCAATCCGACGAGCGCGATGATGCCGGTGATCGGGTTCTCCAGCATCGCGGCCCAGAGCAGCTTCAGTCCCTTGGATACATTCTTGATCGCACCGAGGAGGTTGCCGTGGAAAAGCTCGGCGAGGCCGTGGCTGATCATCCCGGTGCCCTTGGCGGCCTTGGAGACTTCGCCGAGGTCGTGGGTGAGTTCCTTCGCGCCGCCGCCGGCGTTCTCGGCGGACTGGCCGAGCTTCTTCACGTCGTCCTCGGCCTTTTTGACCGGGGCGCCGTCGTAGCTGGCGGAGATCGGAATGTGGACGTTCTGGCCCATGATCAGGGTGCGGGCGTCTGCCAGGTGATGTTGAAGGTCGCGCCCGCGCCGGTGCCGCCGGTGACGGACACGGCGTTGGCGGGCTTCACAGTGTAGTTGCCGAGGGTTGCATATTGGTAATCCGTCGGCGCGCCGGATGTGTTGAGGATCGCGCCGCTCTCGTCCACGGCGTTGACGGTGATGGTGATGGGCGAGGTGTAACTGCCGCCGCTGAGCGTGAGCGTGTCGCTGACCGTGTAGCCACTGCCGGCGGAGACAAGCTCCGGCTGGCTTCCCGTCTGCGCGCCCCACGACTCCGGTGGCGAGCCACTGCCGCCGTTGGTGGACGGAACGGCCCACGACCAGTCGCCGCGCAGGAATGAGTTGGATGTGGCGTCGCCGGTGGCGTTGATCTTGGCGAAGCCGATGGTGGCGGCCCAGATGTTGGAGCCGTTGAATTTGTTCGTGGCGAGGATGGATGCGACGGTGTTGGACACCCACGATGCGGAGACAACGGAGTAGCCGTTGGTGGTGATGGTGAGCGTGTTGCCGTTGGTTGTGATCTTGAGGCCCTCGCCGATGACGAGGTTGACCGCGCCGGTGAGCGTGTTGAGCGAGTTGACGGCGGCGACGGAGCCGGTGGCGTTGTTGACGGAGGTGACGATGGGCTGGACGACGTAGCCGGTCTGGCCGTTGAAGCTGAGCACGGCGTTGCCGCTCCAGATCGGCGCGGTCCAAAGTCCGTCGCCGCGCAGGAAGTTGTTGCTGCCGGGCGAGCCGCCGGCGTTGATGGCGGCGATGCCCACGGTGGCGTTGGAGAGGCAGACACCAGAGAGCAGTCCGGTGGAGGCGTTCAGCGACGAGATGATGTAACCCGCCGTTGCCTGGTTGGTGAGCGTGAGCACTCCGTTCGAGTAGGAGCCGGCGAGCGGGCCGGTGAGCGCGAGCGAGCTGATGCCGGAGCCGTCACCGCCCGCGGTGGTCATGTAGGTGCCGTTGGTGAAGTTGAGCTGGCGGACGGTGATCTGTCCGTTGGAAGGATAGATGACGCGGCCGTAGCTGTCCACCATCACGCCGAACGACGCCGCGTGCGCGGCCATCGGCAAGATGCAACAGGCAATAGCGCCCGCGATGAGTTTAGATATGAATGACTTCATTATCGGTCTCCAAGACTTCAACAGTGTAGGGATCCGCGCCGCGGCAGATGACGTAAGCCTCGCGGTTAAGCTCGGTGTTCCAAGTCCGCAGGCCGCCCGGCCCTCCGACCTCCGCGAGCGTTAGCTCCGTCGTGAACGGCTCCGCGCTGCCGCGCGCCACGAGGAGGCAGGTGCCCTCGATGTCTGGGTTGTAGACGAGCGCCCCGCCGGAGCGCCCGGTGAACGTCGTGCCCGCCTCCGGCTCCAGGAGCACCAGCGATTGCGCGCCGAGCGCGCCGACGGCGGGCATGATGCAGAAGTCCTCGAGGTCGGTGTTCCAGATCCGCGCGCCGAAGGTGCCGACTACGCCGCTGCTCTCCAGCATCCCGCCGTGGACGGAGAACGCCATGCGCACGGTCTTGCCGTGGAACGCCACCGGCGCGCACATCTCCACGACCGCATCGCGGAGCGTGATGACGCGCTGCGACGCGCCGTGGCCCCAGATGAACCGCGCGTCCGCCTGGTCGGGCAGCGTGGCGCGGAAGCCGAGGCACGTCGCGGCCGCCTCCGCCTCGGTGTCGAACGTCCACGCGCTTTCAAACGCAACGACCGTTTCGACATTGCCGCGTGGGAACACGGAGACCATCGTGGCGCGCAGGAACTCGGCGACCTGGACGACGAGCCGGTCGTTGACGCGGATGTTCACCGCGCCCCCGCGCGTGCGGGAGCCGTGAATCGAACCGGTCAGCCAGATGTCGCCGAATTGAGCGAGCATGACGGTGAATTATTAAGCCGCTTCGATGGTGCACTCGGCCACCTGCGTGGCGGTGGCGGCGTCATCGTCGGTCACTTCGATCTCGAAGACGTAGTGGCCGGCGGTGGTCGGTGTGCCGGTGAGCGCGCCTCCGCTGGCGAGCGAGAGGCCCGGAGGCAGAGCGCCGCCGGAGAGCGCGAACGTGCGCGGCGCGGTCCCGCCGTCGGCGGTAAACGCGTGTCCCGCGTAAGCCTCGCCCTCGGTGCCGCCGGCGAGCGTCGCGGCGCTCGTGATGCGGAGCGCGTTGACGGCCGCGAGCGTGGCGATGGCCTGGGCGACGCCGTTGCCGTCGAACGTGCGGATGGCCGCGAAGCCGACCTCGCCGTTGCGCAGGACCTTCGCGCCGAACTTGAAGCCGCCCTCGTGGATGTTCGCGGCGGGGATCGTCAGGTAGGTGACGCCGTCCGCGCCGGTGATGGTGAACGCCGCGGCGTTGGCCGAGAGCCGCGTGCCGATGCCGTTGCCGCTGCCCTGCACGCGCAGCGCGTTGAGCACCTGCGTGACGGTCGGCCCGATGGGGATGAAGCTCACCATCACGCCGACGGATACGAGCTTGCGCGAGACGATGCCGATGCCGTCCACATGCTGCTCGGAGAACTCCGCATCGAACGAGACCTTGAAACCCTCCTGCGTGTAGAGCGCCGTGAAGCCCGTCACCGAACCCCACGCGGCCGTATACGCCTGCCGCTTCAGCAGCGTGCGGATGAAGGCCGGGTCGCCGAACGTTCCGCCGCTGGCCGCGTAGGAGACATAGCTGTCCGAACTCGCGGGATCCTTCGCGTTGCCGATCACGCCGCCGAACGTCACCTGCCCGACGAGCGGCTTCGACGGCGAGAAGACCAGGTCGGGCATCTTCGTGACCGCCGCGGCGATGAGCGCGCCGAGCGAGCTGTCCGCGCCGTGAATCGAGAGCGGCACATCCGCGCTCGCGCCGTAGATGTCCGTGCCGATGGCCATCGAGAGGTAGGGCCAGAGCGCGGCGATCGTGGCGGCGTTCCAGCGGCCGTCGGGCGTGAAGCTCACCTCCGGCTGGAAATCCGTCTTCACCTTGTCAATTTTGCCGAGGCCGTCCACCTCGTCGTCCTCATACTTCGGCTTCATGGGCCACTCGATCGCGTCGCGCGAGTAGAGGGATGCGCTGCCGAAGACCACGCGCCCGGGGGCGCCCACCAACGATGCTCTGCTGATTCCGATGCTCATGTTTCTGTTTTGTCCTTTCTAAAAAACGATCCGTTAATCCGCCTTGTTCAAAACCTCATGGGTTCAGCGTCTCCAAATCCGCCGACGAGTTGCTCGCACAACCTCCTGCGACGTTCTGCCAGAACAGCAAAAGGTTCGTCGTGCTGCCGCCGCCCCACCAGCGGCCAGATCCAAGCTGCCGCAAAATGTCGTTCGTCCCGCCGGAGGTCCGGTTGACGAATATGTCCCAGCGCAACTTAACGAAAGGCGGAATTGTATTGGTGACATGCTCGCCCTCGATGTCCACTGTGTAAATTCCATTGGTGCTGCTCTCCGCTTCGGCCTCGAAAGCGAAGTAGTTCGTGCGGTAGCCGATCTTCTGCTGGGTGCCGCCGCCGGTGACGCCTCCACCAATTCCAGGCGTCGACGTGTAGTAGCTCCAGGCTGTCCCGTCGTAGTTCGTGACGCTCGTGTCGCCATTGAGCTGTCCCCACAATCTTCCGCTGCTACCCGAGCCGGTCATCGTCGTCAGTTGGATTTTTACGGAACTTCTCCATTTGCGGCACGCTGGGATCGTGATGTTGAAGGTTGCCGAATTGGTCGCCAGTGATACCGTCCCGCGAGAGATCCACACGCCAAGAAGCGATGCGGAGTTCGTTGGCGATCCGATGGTGACGCTCGTGGCGCTGTTCGTCGTCACGGGGCCGGCGCTGGACAAGATGTTGGTAATTCCACCGCCGCCGGAGACGGCCGCCGTGGTCTGCGTGGTGCCGTCAGCGAATCGCACGCCGTTGGTCATCACCGTCACGCCGTAGGTCCCGCCCGTCGAAATCGTTTGGAAGCCCTGGCCGAAGATGGACGCGCCGGCGATGTAAGGGTCGCCCGTGTTCCATCTCATCCCAGCGAGCTGGTTGCTCGTGCCGAAGTTCTGAAGTCCGTTGAGGTAGACGATCTGTCCGGTGAGGCTCAACTGCCATAGGAGCTTGTCGTTGAAGATCTGGCGCTGGCGGAACGTGTTCGTCTCGGTGATGACGTTGGGCGCGCCGAGCTGGAAGATGCTTTGCGTGGAGGTCGCGGTGAGGAAGCCGTAATTGAATACCGTGTTGCTGAGGTTCTGCATGTCCGTCGCGGAGATGGTGAGCACCCAGTTCGACGCGGCGAAGTAGTTGGTGTTCGCGAGGCCCGTCGCGGCAAAGATGCTGTTGACGGTGTTGGACAGGTTCTGCTGCTGCGCGAGCGCGGTGCCGGCGGTGTCGAACGACGGCGCGCCGGAGATCGCCGCCCACGGCAGCGACGGGACGTGTAGCGTATAGTTCGTGCCGTCCACGACGATGACGATGTTGCTGCCGGCGATGAGGTTCAACGCCGCGGCGCTGGCCGGCCATTCGGTGCGGCTCTCACCGCCGAGCGTCACGCTGCGCGCGGTGACGTTGGAGCTGTTGACGATGGCGAGGTTGGTGAACGAGTTGCCGCCGCCGTTCGCATCGGTGCCGAGCAGGAGCCGGTCAATCTGCCGCTCCACCGTCGCGCCGGAGCAGGAAAGAACCGCAAGCAGGAGAGCAACTCCGCAACTCTTCACTCTTAACTCTTCACTCTTAACTTGCTTGTTCATACTTCAACCTTCCACCAGAGCTGAAAACCCGGGACCTTTGGCGCGCCGGAGAGAAGCAGTTTGAAGCCATCCGCCGTCGTCTCCTGAATGGCCCAGAGGCCGATGCTCTGCGCCGTGCCGTCGGGCGCGTGGACGGCCAGCTCGACGAAATGATAGGTGCCGCTCTTCGGCACGCTGAACGTGATCTCCGCCACGTCCACGCCGACGGCCAGCGGGGACTTCGCGCTCTCGGCAAACTCCGTCGCGGTGGCCGCGCCGACCTCGGCGGTGTCGTAGGTGACGCGGGAGACGAGGTTGATCTCGCAGTCGAGGTCGGCCTCGAAGGTGTCCGTCTTGAAACCGGGGCCGAAGTTGTAGTCGGTGACGAAGAGCCGCGCGCCGAGCACGTCGCTATCGGCGAAGTGGAGCAGCCGGCACGCGAGGATCTGCGCGGAAAAGACGTTGATGAAGGGCGCCCAGTGCGCCTCGCTGGAGCCGTCGCCGTCGAGCAGCCACCAGTAATCGCCCGTATCGAGCTGCTTCACGATCTGGCGCGGCAGGATGCCGGTGAGCGCGAGCCGCGCCGCGAGGTCCGCCGTCTCGGTGATGACTTCGCGCCCGCGGTTGAGCGCTAGATTCTCGTAGATTTCCACGACCGGCTGGCGGTCGTCCACGAGCATGGGCGATTCGTTGAAGTCGGCGGGGACCTTCCCGGCCTTCGCTGCGACAAAGATGACGAGGCCCGTCTCGGCCATCGCCGTGGCGAACTTCACGAAGGCGTCCTTGTCGTCGCCGGAGATCACCGTCACGCCGCGCAACGCCGCGCTGGCGCGCAGGAGTCCGGCGATGGTGGTGTTGAGGCCGAGCACGTCGTTCATCGCTTGCCTCCGTTGTTCCAGGCGTCCTCGATGGCGGCGGAGATCGCGCCGCCGTAGCTCGGCACGCAATCCTCGATGCCTGTGCGGATCGGCGCGCGCTCGGGGAACTTGATCGTGCGGCTCTTGAACGTGAACGCACGCTCCGCGACGCGCTTGTGCTCCTTCTTGGCGAAGATCGCGCCGCCGCGTCCGTTGCGGAGCAGGTTGCCCTTGGCGTCGGCGCGCAGCCGCGTGATGCCGCCGGTGGCCTTGCGCTGGAAGCTGCCGCCGAACTCGTGGATGGCGGCGTAAAAGATGTTCGTGCCGATGGCCGATGTCACGGTCCGGCCCGTGACGCGCGCGGGCGTCGCGCGCAGCGAGCGCCGGAGCAGGCCACTGCGCACGCCGAGCTTGTGCTCCGATGGCGGGAACGGGCCTTCGCCTGTGAGCCGCTCATCCTCGATGTGCGTCTTGGTCTGCTGGTTCTGGAAATCCATCGCCGCCGCGATGGCCGCGCCGATGCCGCGCTCGTTCAGGTCGCGAATGTTCTCCGCGATCTGCCGGGCGTTGGAAGTGATGGCGATGGCGATCATGCGATGGCGAACCGGCGGTAAGCGTTGAGGATCTCGACGACCTGCGGCGTGAGCTTCACGTCGCCGAGCTTGGACTCCGCGTCCGGCTTCGCTCCGACGGAGACGCCGAGCTTGTCCATCGCGGCCCAGACGTGGCGGCACTGCATGAGCCACGCGAGCTTGAGATCGTCCGGCAGAGACGCCGCGCCGGTCGGCGGCGTGGTGGAATAGCCCTGGTCCGCCGGCTCCTTCGTCTCCCACCAGTATCCGCCGGTGAAGGTGATGCGGCCGATGGCGAGGTCGGTGCTCAACGGAGAACCGAAGCTCACCCAGCCGCTCTCCGCTCGCCAGTTCTCGACGGCGTTGGCGTCCTCGATGAAGCCTTCGGTGGCGTTCTCCTTCACCTCGACCTTGGCGATGGACTCGACCGGGTAACGGTCCACGATGACGTTGTCCGCTCCGGCGGGGAACGTCATCGTCGCGCCGACGGCGCGGTAAAACTTGCGGTTGCAGAAACGCTCGAACTGCGCCGCGACGCCGAGGCCGAGGTCGGCGATGACCGTGTCGAGCGCCGTCTGCGTGCGGATGGCCGGCGCGAGCAGGTGCGCCTTGAGCGTGGCGAGGTTGGAAAGTCCGGCGTTCATGGCTTCTTGACTTGCGAGATCATCGTTGCGGCCGGAGTGGGCCGCGGACCAGCCGCCAGAGGCGGACGCTGCGCCCTGCGCGTCGTGAGATCGCGCGAGCGCAGCATCCGGTTCTCTGGGGAGTGGTTTTGCATGGTCACTTCACGTCGGTGACGAGAGCGCCGAGGGCGGCGCGGCGCGCGGGCGCGACCTCGAAGATGTCGCCGGGATTCCGGTGCTGATCATCCTCGTGGAGGTGGACCACGGCCTTGACCTTGACCTTCGCCGGTTTTTCCGGCGCGGGCTTGGTTTCGATTTTGTCCTTGTCCGCCATGTGGCTCCTTAGTTGCCCAGCCGCGTCGGTTTGACGTAGCCGGTCACGATCACCGTGATGATGTTCGTGGAGGGGTTGATGATGGTGCCGAGTCGGACGTAACCGATGGCGCCGAGCGTCAGGTTCGTGTTCTGCACGGCGGTCGTGTTCGCCACCTGGCTGACCTGGAGCGTCGCGATCGGCGCGGCGTCGTAGGTGGAGCCGTCGAGCGACTTCATCAGCGTGGCCGTCGGCGCGTCCGTGGCGGTGCCCGCGGCGGTGACAGCGAACTTGATGCCGATGTCGTTGGCCTTGGTGGCCGTGAACGCGCCGCCGTTGATGGTGTTGGTGGTGTTCGGCGCGAAGACCATGTTCGTGCCGAGTTGGGTGCCGGCGTATTGCTGCGCCGAGGCGATGCCCGCGCACAGCGCGAGCATCATGCAGACTGCGATCAGTTTCTTCACTGTGTTTGTCCTTATGTTGTTGGTTGAGCGTTTGCCGTCGGGGCCGGCCGCGTCTCCGCGACCGGCCCTCCGGGCAATGGGTTACTGGGCGGCCAGGGTGAGCTTGGCGAACGCCGTGGCGGCGCGGATGATGACGCCCGCGCGCATCACGCCGCGGTAGGCGATCTGGTTGTAATCGAAGTAGAACGAGTCGCTCGCGGCGAACTCGAACTGCTTGCGGATTCCGACGGCGCAACCCTGCGGGTCGCCGAAGACAGCCACGACGTTTCCGGCGCTGTCCGTGGAGGGCATGGCGTCGGCCAGGACGACCGGGTAGCCGAGGATGCTGCCGATGGCGTTCGGCGCGGGAGCTTCCAGAGCGTTCTGGAATACCGGGCGGCCGTTGGCATCCTTGACGAGCACGATCTTCGCCATGATGGACGGATGCACCCACCACTTGCAGGCCCGGCGCAGCGTGCCCGCCGCGACGGTGGTGAGGCACTTCACGAAGTCATCCACGTCGAGCGCGGAGACGGTCGTGTTGCCGTTGGCGGCCGTCGCGGCGGTGCCGCCGCTGGCGATGCCGGTGTAGTTGCCGTCGGTGGTGTCGTTGCTGCCGTCGGCCGCGAACGCCGCCCAGTCGAGCCGGTAGGCGCACGCCTCGCCGAAGTCGGCGAGCACGTCGGCGACCACGTCAATATCCGCCTCCTCGATGAGCGCGCGGGCGACGCCGATGAGCACGCCCATGTCGAGCATCGTGAGGTTGACCGAGGTGCCAGCCTTGTTGCTGTCAGCGCCGATCTGGCCAGCGCCGGTCAGCATCCACAACGCCACCGGACGCGCCGTCTTCACGGGCATCGTCTGGAGATATTTGCTGACGGAGCGCACGCCGAGCGTGGACCACGCGCCGTAGGTGCTCAGCACGTCATAGACGTCCTGCGCGACCTCGTTGTTGATGACCGTGGAGCCGGGCGTGCTGCTCTCCAGCAACGCTTTGGCCTCCGGGCGCAGCTCCATCTTCGCGCCCGCGCCGGCCAGCAGCAGGGTCTTGAGGATGCTGCGGACCTTGTTCTCGTCGGACATGATGCGGCGGATCGGGTCGCCATTGGCGCGAACGATGTCGCTGCGGAGCGAGACCTGCGCGCGCTGGATCTGCTGCAAGAGCACGGCCTGGTCGTTGGTGACAGTCTTGATGCGGTTGATCTCCGCGATCGCGCCCTTGGTTTCCTGGCTCAGCGTGGCGACTTCCTGCTTCACGGCCTTCTGCTCCGTTTGCAGCGTCTCGACGCCGCCGAGAACCTTCGTTTGAAATTCCTGATTTTCCATAGTCTGATTTTCCTTCGTGGGTTGTGGTTGTGATTACTGTGTCCTGACCGCTGCCTCGAACTTCCGCAGGAACTCCTCGTGCATCCGATGGCGGGCCAGCGCGGCGGCATCGGAGCCGTCGGCCGCGTTGGCGGTGTTGCGCTTGGAGACTTCGGCGGAAATGAAATCAATGTCGCTGTCGGCGAGCGCGCCGCTCTTGTAGGCGCGCGCGATGGCGACGGCGTTCGGGTTGGCCGGTATGACAACGGCGGAGAGTTCAATCTGCTGCTGCTCGATGAACACGCGGCGGACGTCCGTCTTCGCGTCGAGCTTCAGCTCGGCGAGCTGCTGGCTCCAGCCTTCGTCGTTCTGCCAGAGCGAGCGCACCGGCACGAAGCCGACGCTCACCGCCGGAAGAAAACCTCCCTGCAACATCCGCCAGCCGAGCTGCGCGAGCGTGTTCTCGGCCACGTCCTTCGCCCACTGGACCGTCTCGACGAGCTTGCGGCCGGCGACCTTGAAATCCACCACCTTGCCCAGCAGGCACGCGATGGAGTCGTAATTGTGGCTGTCCACGAATGGCGCGTTTTTCTCGAAGCGGTCGAAGCGCCAGCCGTCGGCGCGGATGACCTCGCGGTAGCTGTCCACGGTCTCGTCGCTGGCGACGTATTCGACCGTGCCGGCCTTCTCATCGAGGACGCGGACTTCGGGGTGAATGGTGCGGCGGAGTGTGTTCATGTCAGTTCGGCTCCTGTTCGGCCACCGCGACGCAGTGGCAGTTGATGACGTTGCCCGGCTTTCCGTTCGGGTCACCGGGATAATCGAGGTCTTCGCCGCCGACATGGAACGGCTCGTCCACGGGCACGGTCTGGCCGTTGGCGGCTTCGTGCGCGTCGCGGACGTTATCGAGGCCGCTGGTGAGCCATCGCTTCCAGCGGATGCCGGCGGTCTTCATGGCGAGGTCGCGGGAGCTGCCGTAGGCGGCGCTCGTCTCGGTGCTGGCGACGACGCGGGCCTTGCCCTCGGAGATGTCGTTGAACTCCCCGCGGATGCGCTTGGCCATGCCTCCGATGCCGTCGCCGTCCACCATGCCCTGCGCGATCTGCTCCTTGATGCGCTCGAAGATGTCGTCAGATACGCCCTTCATCTTGTTCTGGCGGCCCGCGAGGAACTCCATCGCCTGCTGCGGCGGGTATTTCCAGACATCGTCCTTGCCGATCTCGTCGAAGAGTTGCTGGCCGGCGGTGTTGAGCGCGTCCTGGGCGACGCTGCGCATCGCGGCCCAGAGCTTCGTGCCGAAGGACTCCTTGTCGAACACCATATCCGCCGCCGCGCCCGCGCGGACGAGCGACTTCTCCACCGGCTGGTAGTGCAGTTCAATCTTGCGGAGCGTCTCGGCGCGCGCCTCGAAGAGGATGCGGTTGAACTTCGACTCGAAGAGCTTGATGAAGGCCCGGCGCTTCGCGGCGTGCGTTTTCCAAAGCGCGATCTCGTGCGCGGGGCGCGCGCGCTGGAATGTCGTCTCGCCGTTCCGTAGAACGCGAAGCATCTGCTGCACCGCATCGCCATCCTCCGGCGCGACGCCGTCCGCGCCCTGCGTGAAGGCCGGGTCTTTCTGCGGCGGCGCGGACTCGGCGCTGCCGACGGGCGCGACGCTGTAGGGCAGATAGCCCACATCCCAGCCGTCGAACTCCGGCAGGTCGAGATGGAGGTAGTCGTTGACCTTCTCCATCGGCATCCCGACCTGCCACAACTTCACCGCCGTGTCGGCGCGCTCGCGGCGGACCTCCTGCATGACGGGGTGATCGTCCCAGTCGAGCGCGACGCGCGCCACGCGGCCTGCGGCCATGCGGGCGACGATGCTCTCGACGGCGGAGCAAATCTTGTTGCCCGTCGGGATGCAGGTCTCGTGGATGAGCATGAAGTAATCGCTCGCGCTGCCGATGGAGTAGGACGCCTTCACGTCGGCCATGCTCGGCGGGACGCCGAAGGCCATGAAGATCTCGTGGCGGTTCTGCAAGCGCGCGGCCATCACGTTCTGGTCGAGCGGCTGGACCTTCGCGTCCTCGATCGTCACGTCCCCGGATAGGAACGTGGGTCGGAACTGTCCGCGCATGGAGAGGTCGCGCTTCATGCGGAGCTGCTCGGTGATCTGCTGGTGCTGCTCGTCGCTGACCATGCCGCCCTTGGCGATGACATAGACGCCCTGGTCGCCCGCGGCGCGCATCAGGTTGCGGTTGTAGACGCCCGTGGCGTGGTCGGCGTCGGCGGCGACGTTCGCGGAGGCGTATTCGCTCATGCCGCGGATGGCGTCGTATGGGTTCCAGTATTTCAGATGCACCAGCTCGTCGGGCATGAGCGTGTGGCGCTGGCCGCGCGCATCGGTGAGCGTCCACGCCACCAGCGCGTCGCCGCGCATCACGGCCATCATCCGGTCGGGCCGGGCGATGATGAGCTTGCCGCGCAGCGACGCGCCAGCAACATCAGGGAACGGCACGCGCCACTCGTCGGGCAGGATCCAGAACGCCTCGCCTTCGAGCTTGAGCCAGCCGACCGTGGCCTCGATGAAATCCGCTCGCGACATGCCGAGAGCCGGGTCTCGCCAGATCGCGTCGAGGGCCGGGTCTTCGATGGACTCGCCGGCATCATCGCAGAAGTAGAACGGCACGGAGGCGATCGGGCCGGAGATTTTCTTGATGGCTCGCTGCACCCAGACGGAGTTCCTGAACGGCTGCGTCAGCGCGTCCGCGCTCGCGCCGCTGCGGCCGGGTTGGTTGAAATAGCGGTCGAACGAGGACCCGCGGACGATCATCTCGGCGGCGGCTTTGATTCGGGAGATCATGTTCATCGTCAGCACACCTCCGCGTAGATGGGAACGCTCGCGGGCTTTGCCGCGTGCAGCGCGAGAGCCTTCGCCCAGAAACGGTCGCAGTGGGAGTCTGCGGCCTCGCCGGAGAACCGGATGTTTCCGGCGGCCGTGTTTTCCTTCTTGATGCCGCGCAAATCGCTGCGGAGCGCGTCGTCCTTCGTGTAGCGGAGCGTGCGGTCTTCGTGGGCGGCGCGGACGGGGAACGCAAGCTCCTCCTTCATCGGCGCGGTGAACTTCACCGGCTCCACCTTGTAGCCGAACTTCTCCCGGGCGCGCTCGGCGAGCTGCATCCCGAGGCCGCTGGCGTCCATGCAGCACCGCCGCACCTGCGGCAGCGAGAGCAGCCGGTAAAGTTCCGCCTCCTGCACGCTGAACGGCGTCGCGCGCAGTTCCACGCGCATCCGCTCCCAGAGCACGTCACCCACCCGCTCCTCCACGTCGAACACCGTGAGGTCCTTCGTGCGGCCCACGTCCACGCCGATGTATAGCGGGTTCTTCGCGTCGAGCAGATAGTTGAAATCCTTGCGCGCGCTGTCGTCCTCGCACGCGGCCATCATTTCGAACGTGATGAACGCGGTGGATTCGTCGGCGGGGATGCAGCAATACTCCTGCATCCAGGACTCTTCGTCGAGGCACTCCGCGCGCTGCCGCGCGAGCCATTCTTCGCGCGTGTCGTTGCGGCCGGTGGCAACATTGATTTTCTCCACGAGGCCGTCCTCCACCGCCCGCGTGACGGGGATGGAATGCAGCGACCATCCCATCGGGTTGCCGCGCTCCTTGATGTCGCGGATGATCTCGTTGAACACCGTGGCCGCGCCGCGGTGCGTGGAGATGATCGAGAGCGTGCCACCCCACTGGATCACCGGCTTGGCGACGGCGTAGAGCGTGCGCTGGTCCTTGTGCAGCGCGAACTCGTCGAGCTTCACATGGCCGGTCTTGCCGACGATGGCGTCGGGGTTGCTGCTGAGCGCGTAGATGCTCGCGCCGCTGGCGAACGTGAGCACCTGCACCTTGACGGACTTGCCGTCGGCGGTGGTGAACACCTGCTCGCCGTGGTCCTCCGCGGCGTGCTTCAACACGCGCGCCCACCGCTTGCAGTAGAGCAAATATTGTTTCGCCTGGATCTCGTCGCGGGACATCACCCACACGTCGCGCCCGTTCGTCGCGGCGGCCTTGCGGACGCTGTCGTAGGAGTCCGCGTAGGACAGCCCGATCTGGCGCGACTTCTCGCAGATCTTCAGGTGCGCCGTGTCCAGTATCCACGCCGCCTGATAGGGCATGAAGTATTTGCCGGAGAGTTTGGGAGCGATGGCCGTCACAGCAGCTTCAGCTCCTTCTCAATCTTCTCGATCGTCTCCGGCCGCACGCCGCTCTTGTTGCGCGCGGCGTCGAGCTGTTTCTGGATGGCGGCCTTGCGCTCCGCGACGTGCTCCTGGTGTTTCTCCAGCTTGATCTGAAGCTCCGCGCGCGCGAGTTCCAGGTCTTCGCGCTTGAGCTTGTTGCCCTCGATCTTCGCCTCGGCGCCGACGACCTTAGTGATCGTGGAGAGGCCGGATGCGATGAGCTTGGCGGCCTTCAACGGGTCCTTCTCGGCGGCGGCGTCCATGATGTCAGCGAGGCCCGCGCTCTGCTGCTTCATCGCCTCGGTGGCCAGCGTCGTTCCGCGCCGCTCGGCGTCGCGCTCGGCGGCCTCGATGGCCAGCCGGTTGGAGTTGATGCGGCGGATGGCGTTGAGGATGCGGTTGCGGCCGATGCTGATGTTGCCGCTGGAGATCTGCCTCTTGTGCTCCGCGAGCCACGCGCGGATGTTGGTGAAGGACTCCGTCGTCAGAAGGTGGAAGAACTCATGGCCGAGTTCGGAGTCCACGAGCACGGCGCGGAGCTTGGAGTCCGCGCGCAGGTCTTGCACGATCATCGCCAGGAGTTGGCTGTCCGCGGCGGGCTGCCGTTCGTTCGAGGCCTTGACTGGTTGCTTGATGCCCATGACGGTGACAGCGAGACTACCCGCAGACAGCCAGTCCCTTCGCGCTGACGACCCAGCGGTCGCCGCGCAACGTGGCGAGACCGGCGCGGAAGAGGTCGCGCAGCGCGGCCTCCGCCGTCTCCGGCGAGATGACGATGCGGACGGCGCTCGCCTGCGCGAGAAGCCCGTCCACGGTGATGCCGATGCCGCCGGCGGCCTTGACGAGCAAAAGGATGTCCTGCTGCTCGGCGGTGAGTTTCTTGCGTGTCTTCATTGGATCAACCTTTCCCTTGCGAGCCGGATAGGTTGGCCAACCCTTTGGATACGTCGGCCAGTTCGACACTTGTTGATCTCATCCATTCTTCGAGTCCGTCCAGCCGCGTGGCGACCCGCTCGACGGACTTGTTAAGCTCCGCGATCTGGTCGTGCAGGACCTTGCGCGACTGTTTGGCGGAGGATTCATAGGCGGCGATCTGCTCCATGCCGCGCAGCCGGATCAGGTTCTCGTTGCCCATCGCGAGCACGTTATGGCGCTCATCGCACATCGTCTTCGTCACGAGCGTCGGCAGGATCTCCATCTGCCTCTTCTGCGTCTCGTTCTGCACCTGCACTTGCTGCGGCACATCCTCGCGGCGCAGGAGGCGGCCGTTGATGACGAACTTCTGGACGATGACCGCGCTGCCGCCGAGCGTGAGGATGACCGAGCACATGCCGACGAGCCACGCAACGCCGTGCGTGAAGTTCGGGTCGGAGATCTGGGAGAGAAGGTTCATCGTGAGACGTAAAACTCGACGGCGGTCTTGGCGAGCCAGATGATCGCGAGCGAGGCGACGGCAAGGAACGCCATCAATCCGAAGTCGCTGCGGCCGGAGATCGGCGGGACGCCGACGAGGCTCGGCGGCATCTGCGCGTGGCCGGCCTGCGGGATGCCGTAGCTCTCGTATGGCGGCGCGTATTTCCGCAGCGCATCCCAGTCGTCGGCGGTCAACTCCTTCTTCGCCAGCATCGCCTGCACTTCGGCGACGGCCTTCGGGCCGTATTGAATGACGGCGGGGATGATGATCTTCAGCAGCTCGATGAGGATGACGGGCATAATCAGCCGCCTCCTTTCAGCGCCGCGGCCCGCGACTCGGGCAGGCGCTCCATGACGGCATTGACGAGGTCAGACTCCAGCGCGGCCATCCCGCGCACGAGCAGCGCAAGCGCCGAGCCATCGTTCGCGGACGCGCACGACTTGCCGGCGTCCACCGCGAGATTGTAGGCCGCCGCGTAGGCGCGGTAGGCGCGCTCCACCGTGGCGATCTCGTCCGCGTCCGCCTTGCCCGCCTTGCACCAGTCCGCCCACGCGAGCATCGCCGAGTGCGCCGTCACGCCGAGCGTGCCGACGGTGGCGTAGGATGTGCGCAGCGGCGTGGAGCACGCGGAGAGGGCCAGAGGACAGAGGACGGAGGACAGGAGAATCAGCGGAGCGGCCGCTTTCGTCACGCCGGCGCGCAACGTGCCGAGGCCGCACGCGCCGAGCACCGCCAGCACACACTCCGGGCCGCTGAGCGTGCCGTTGAGGTAAGCGCCGAGCGCGGTGAGGATCGCGCCCGCGGCGATGATGTAGGTTTTCTTCCCCCGCAGAAACTCGATCAACTTGGCGACATCCACCGCGCACCTGCCTTTCTTTTTTGCACCCGCGCCCCACGTCCGGCGAGCCACGTTTCCGCGCTCGCCGGACGGGCGAGGTGCATTCATGGACTGCTTGCAACGCGCGCGAGCATGGCACGGTTTTTCTGGAGAACCGTTTTTAACGGTGCGACGGTCGCATGTGGTGCGACGGTCGCAGGGGGTGCGACGGTCGCACTAAAACCAACAGGAAAACGCTGTTTTTCAAAACAGAGTAATGACAAAACTTCTTAAAAAAACTATTTGACCGGGGTGTGGGAAAAACGCGCCGTAGAAAACTTTTAGCGTTCGCGTTGCGCGATCGCGTGGATAACAATGATGGCCATTAACACGCCCGTCACCCACATGAGGAACTCGACGCGCGCGCCATCATCGAAGTCGAACGCGCACGCGAGCAAATTCACATTCACAGCGCGCGCACCATCAATACATCGGCTGGCCGGCCGCGTCTTCAGTGACGATGCACAGCTCGACGATGACCCAGACCAGCACCAGCGCGGCGATGAACAGAGATTGCGGGACCGCGACCGCGACGCCGCAGCCGGCAATCCATGCGACGCACTGCGCGGCGCCGCGGTCGTGGTATCCGGCGTAGAAGTTATGCGCGCCAAAACCTCCGAGCAGGAGGCCGAGGATGATGAAGACGCCTCGATTGCGCGGAGGTGCCGCGTGTCCGTGGCGTCGCGGCGTGCCGGGAGCAAGTTTTCGGAAATCAATCTTCTGTGTCACCGGCAGGCCGAGCGCATCGGCGACTGTTTGAACATCCGGCTTTGAACTGCTCATACAAGAATCGGAGGGCCGCGCTTCTCCACGCGCCACCATATCGTTCAGCACGTCGGCATTGAATGGACCGATGAACTTCCCGCCCCGGTAGAGAAAGTAATCACTCGTTGCCATGCTCCTTATATATAAGGAGAGCGGGCTGGAGCATCAATGTTTTTTCAGCCTGCGGCTCACCTCCGCCAGGAGCGCGGCGTCGCTGACGCGCTTCAACAACTCTTCGTCGCTCGGCAGCGCGACCCGCGCGACATACTCCGCGGATTCCTCAGAAACGCGGTCGGTTTTTATTTTAAGAAATGCGTCCAGTTGATCGCGAAGGCGGCCGCTGGGTTGAGCTGCGCCGTTCTCGACGTTGTTGATGGTTGACACGGCGTAGCCGATTCCCGCCGCTACATCTTCCAGCGTCAAGCCCAGTGCTTCTCTTGCCGCCTTATACTGATTTCTCAAAAGCAGAAAAATGTTGTTGACCGTTTCTTAATTTAAGAGTATCTATACGCACACATGGAAACCAACATTCCAAGGCGAGCAAAGATTAACCCGAAAGCGGGAATGCGCAAGCCGGATTTCAGGAGGAGGGTGATCGCGGCGCTGATGATGCGGGGGATGACGTTGACCGAGTGGGCGAGGCTCGCCGGATACTCCAACTGCACACAGGTCTCGCTCGCGATGAACCAACAGCGCCGGCACCCCAAAGCGCGGATGATCCGTGCGGAGCTGGAGACGCTTGTAAAGGGGTCCCGATGAAGAAAGGAAATTCCCATCTTGAGGCGAACCGAGCTGTCCACACGTTTGGAGGAACGGAAACGAACAATGTCCGGCGCGGCGCGCGCAGCGGGGATCACACGGCGGCGGATGCAAGTGGCCGCGCGCGGCGAAATGTCCCTGTGCGCGGCGACTGTTCAGCGGCTGGCACGTTACGCGCGCGTGGACACGCGGACGATGCGGCGGTGGCTGGCCGGAGAAGGGAAGACGACAGGCCGAAATACGGGAGGACGATGTTGCGCCGGATGTTCCGCGAAGGACGCGGAAATCCTGGCGCTGAGAGAACGGCTGGCGGCGTTCGAGCACGCCGCGGCTGAGTTGAATCGAGTGCAATCAAGAAAGGACTGATGCGACATGAGCACGACGACGAAGGATAGGGAAGCGGCGGACCGGAAGACGGAGACGGAGGACCGGCGGATGCAACGGCTGAAGTTGATCCGGCAGCGAATGGCGCTGCTGGATGACTACGACCCGTTCGAGTTCACCGCCGCGCACAAGCGCGCGAGCGGATTCGAGCCGCGGTTGATGAAGAGCGCGGAGTTCAGGGTGAAGAACTGGGAGGGCGCGCTGGCGTTGCTGCTGGCTGCTCTCCTGCCTATCGCCTCCTGCCTCGCGCAGGCGCCGGGAGCGCCCGCGCCGGCCGAGCCGGCGAAGGCCGCGGCGGCGGAGCCGGTGGCCGTGGAGATGGCGCGGTCGGCGCTGCCGGCGGCGCTCTGGCCCGGCTACGCGGCGGCGCGGTCGGCGGCGGCGGGCAACGGCGGCGCGTCGCTGCGGGCGTGGAACGCGGCGCATCGCGCGCTGCCGGCGCGGACGCTGGCGGTGCTGCAACTGGACCTCGCGGACGCGATGACCGCGCCGGTGGCGGCGTGGCAGGCCGCGCAGCAGAAGGGCGACGCGCGGCGGCTCGGCGCGGCGCAACGGCTGGCGATGGCGACGGCGCTGCGCGACGCGGAGATCGTGCTTCAGCTTTTGCGTCCGAGGTCCGGCGCGTGGCCGGAGGTCGCGGCAGGGATCGAGGAACGGACGGCACGCATCGCGGCGCTGCGCGCGGCGGTGGCGTCGGCGAAGTGAACGCGGACAGGAAAGGAACACGATGACGACTGTGACGATGGAGCCGAAGACGGAGACGGCGTTGCGCGTGGCGGTGGCGGGCGCGACGGCGGCGAAGTGCCTGGTGGACGGCGAGCGCGCGACGGCGAAGCACCTCGCGGACGAACTGCTGCGCACCGTGAGGAACAGGGCCACGGCAATGCGGCTGCTCTGCGGCCCGGCGCTCGTGCCGGCGGAGGCGATGCACTCGCTGGAGAGCGCGCGGGATGAAGTGGACCGGTTGATGCACATCGCGCCGGAGACGCGGGACGGGTGCAGCCTGAAGGCGCTGCGCGCGGTGCACGCGATGCGCTCGGCGCTGGATGACTTCAGCCGGGCGCTCTCGGCGTGGGAGCGGCTGCTGCCGGGCGAGGAGTTCCCGCTCGACGTGCTCGCGCCGCTGGATGTCGAGGCGAAGCGCGCGGCGCGCACCTTCGACCGCGCCAGCAATCTCGGAGAGTAGAAAGGAACGCGATGAGCGACACTCAAACATTGCTGCCGTTCCGCCCGCGCAAGAGCGGGCCGCACGTCGAGGCCGACGACCCGCGCATCGGGCAGATGATCGCGGCGCTGCGCGGCGAGGGATGGATCAAGCGGCATGTCCTGCGCGCGCGGCTCGGATGGAACGACCGCGTGATGCGCGCGGTGAAGGCCGCCAGCGGCGGGCGCGTGATCTCCACCAGCGACCTCGGCTATTGCCTCGCGGAGGAGGCGGACCGCAAGAGCTTCTCCTCCGCCATCAGCCAGGCGCGCAGCCGGATCAAGCAGGAGGCGCTCAACCTGCGCGACATGCTGCGCGAGTTCCACAAGATTGAGAGGGCGGCATGACGGCGCGTTCTTCAAAAACCAGTCGCGGCGGCGGTTTCCTCCACGCGGGTGTTCCTACCGCTGCATGGCGGTCCCGCGGCCTCAACAGCACCGCCGCCGCGCTGGTCCTCTTTGCGGCCGTCTCCGCTCTTGCAGCGCAGGGTGGATCGCGACCTCAGGGAGCGATCTCTGAGAGAGGACAGAACGCGCCCGGAGGTCGCGTTCCACCTGCGATCCCACCGGCGATCTGGATGCGCGTGACGGCTTACTGCCCGTGCAAGCAATGCTGCGGGCCGCACGCCTGCGGCATCACGGCCAGCGGCAAGGCCGCCGTCGGCGCGATCGCGGCGGTGGACACTCGGCGCATCCGGCTCGGCTGGATGGTGAAGGTGCCCGGCGCGGGCTGGCTCGCGGCGGAGGACACGGGCCGCGACATCCGGGGCAACCGCGTGGACGTGCTCATGCCGACGCACACGGAGGCGGTGCGCTGGGGCGTGAAGTGGCTGCCGGTGACGGTGGCCACGCGCGCGGACGTGGAGCGCGAGGCAGAGGCCGCGAGGCAGGAGGCGGCGATGGAGCGGCTCATCGCGGCGGGCCGGCGGCTCGCGGCGGGCACCTACCGGCGCGCCGACGGCACGCTGATGCTCGTGGAGGTCGCGCGATGAACATCCCGGCCACACCGGAGAAGACGATCTACTCGTTCCGCGAGTGGGCGGCGAAGTTCCTGCGCCTCGATCTGTCCGAGGCGGCCGCGTCCTTACTCTGGAGTGATTTTACCCGGGACTTCATGGGCGGGAGGAATTGACATGGGACTCCACGACTTCAACCCGACGGACAGCGAAGCCGAGGCGATGGAATACCTCAGAAGTCAGAGGACAGAGGACAGAGGTCAGAGGACGGCGGAGAAGAAGAAGAGCTGGCCGCAGCGGCGGGCTTATCTCGCGGCGTGGGAGCGGTGCGCGGCGCACATGGGCTGGGAGAAGAAGGACGGCGCGAAGCGCAAGGCGCTGCGCGCGGATGTGCTCGATGTGCTGGGCGAACCGCCAAAGGAGTTCGACGAGCTGACGACGGTGGAGTTTGGCGTGGTGCTCTGGGTGCTGAACGAGATGGCGGACGGCCGGCTGCCGGACGCCGCGGCGATCCTCGAGCGCAAGGCCGTGGAGAAGCGGAACAACCTGCTCTGGCGCATCCGCAAGCTGATGGAGAGCTACGGGCCGCCGAAGGCGTGGTCCGTGCTGCGCGACCGGTTCAAGATTGTGCTCATCGAGGAGCTGGAGGCGGCGGACATGGACACGCTGGAGCAGATCCGGCGGACGTTCACGGCGAGAACATACCAGAGGACAGAGGACAGAGGACAGAGGACGGAGACAACTTTATGACAACGAAACGAATCAAGCAGAGTGTGGCAAGCGAGATCGAGACGCGGGCAGAGGCGGAGGCGGAGGCGGCTGAGATCGCCAGCCTGGAGCTTCAGCGGCGGCGCGACCAGAACGCGATGGACAAGGAAGTGGAGCGCATCCGCAACCTTTACGGCGGGAACATCAACGCCATCGGCGCGGAGATCGAGGACCGGATGGCGCGATTGACGACGTGGGCGGACCAGAACAGGGGCGAGTTCGCAGACCGGCGGAGCATCGAGACTCCGAGCGCGACGTTCGGTTTCCGGCTCGGCACGCCGAAGGTTGGCAAGCTGCGCGGGTGGACGTGGGATCGCGTGCTGGAGGCGGTGGCCAAAACAGCCGGCCCGTTCAAGCACTGGATCCGCGAGAAGATTGAACTCGACAAGACCGCGATCCTGGCCGACCGCAGAGTCGGCGAGAAGATCGAGAGCCTCGGCATCGTCATCGAGCAGGACGAGACGTTCTATGTCGAGCCGAAGCTGAGCGCGCCGGCGAAGGCGATGAAGCAGGAGGCGGCGTAAATCAGAGATCAGAGGACAGAGAACAGAGGACAGGAACGATGAAGACACTGACATCGAGGCAACTGGAGATCGAGCGCGTGAAGCTGGCGATCGTGACGACGAGCCTGCGGATCGAGGAGGCCAAGGCCGGCATCGCGGCGATGCAGCGGAAGAACCGCGCGCGGCTGCGGGAGATCAAACGGCAGCAGAAGGCGGCGGAGGCGGAAGTGAAGAGTTTAAAGTGAAGAGTGGAGAGTTGAGGAGACGACCATGAGCACCCACACCGAACTGATTTGCGAGACCGGCGCTTCGGTCGCTGACAACATTTCAACCGTGGAACCAGCCGGCGGAGGAGCGGAGACGAGCCAACAGCCTACGGACATGCGCTCCCGCGATGACGCCGCCGGACCTCCACGGGTTTTTTCTGAGAGTGAAGAGTTAAGAGTGAAGAGTGAAGAAATGGGAACCGCGAAGCCGCGGCGGGTGTTGGATCTGCCGGACTTGAACGCGCCGGTGACGGCGCGCGAACTCCAGGAGGCGCTGGGGATTTCGCGGCAGGCGGTGACGAAGGCGGCGGGCAAGGGACGGTTCGGGGAATCATTAACCCCGGGTGTGTATGTCTTCGCGCTGGCGTCGCTGCCGGAGGATGCGCGGCGGAAGGTGACGGCGGCGCGGAAGGCGCGGCAGCGGGAGCGGGTGCGCGAGGCGCTGGCGCCGTCGGCGCTCGCGCCGGTGTTCGAGCCGGCGTTGGACCACTTCACGACGGCGGAGCAGGAGGCGGGCGGCCAGCGCCGGGACTTCGTGCTGGAGGTGGAGTTGACGGTGGCGAACGACCCGCGCGTGTCGAAGCGGGACGCGGTGGACCGGATCGTGCGGCGCGAGCTGGCGCTGGAGCGCGCGGGGCGCGTCGGTGATCTGAAGTATCCGCTGTTGCTCTCGTCGGGGAAGAATCTTGGCATCGCGCTCTCGTGGGGGAACTACAACTCATGGCACGCGCGCTGGCGGCCGTGGCGGCGCGGCGACGGCGACCGCGCGAACTGGTGGTGCCTCTGCCCGCGATACCGGGGCCACACACGCGAGCGGTTCGGGGACGACCGGTTCTGGAGAAAGTTCGCGGCGCTATACGAGTGCGAGACCCGGCGGGACATGCACAACAGCTATCTATCGGCGCGGGAGTTCTCGATCCGGGCGGGCGTGAGCGAGCTGAACATCCCGAGCGAGCGGCAGGTGCGGTTTTTCTACGAGACAAAGGTGGACCCGCACGTCCTCGCGGCGCGGCGGAACGGGCCGAAGCATGTATATGACCAGCTTGACAGCTTCACGATGCGGGACTGGAGCAAGGTCTCGCCGGACGAGTGTTGGACGGCGGACGGCCACATCTGCAACGTGTTCGTGCGTTACTTCGACGCGATGGCCGGGCCGATCGACCCGGCGACGGCGCTGCCGACGGGCGGCTGGCGCTGGTGCCGTCCGGTGCTGACGCAGTGGATGGACGCGAAGACGTGGAAGACGGTGGGGCACATCTTCACGCGGGTGAGCAGCAAGGACAGCATCGAGATCGCGCTGCGGCGTGCGATTGACAAGCGCGGCGCGGTGCCGCTGGTGGCGTATTACGACTGCGGGCGCGACTACCAGGCGTTCGGCGGGACGGCGCGCGGCTTCGCGGGGTCGCAGCGGATGGGCTACGACGCGGACCGCGCGAAGAGCGTGTGCGAGGCGCTCGGCATCCGGGCGATCATGGCGCTGCCATATAACCCGCGCGCGAAACTGAACGAGCGGTTCTTCCGCGCGCACGAGGTCTTCATGCAGCGGTGGCCGAGTTACACGGGGATGCGCAAGGAGCAGATGGACAAGCTCTGGCGGCGCAAGACGGGCACGGACAACCTCTGCCTCCAGGAGCGCGTGGAGACTTACCCGGAAGGGCACAAGCTCGCGGGCTGCCTCGTGCGGCCGGAGGCGCTGCCGACGATGGAGCACTTCGAGGCGGAATATCTGCGCTGGCTCGAGGAGGTCTGGAACAAGCGCCCGAGCAAGGGGCGCGTGAACTTCGGCGCGTCGCCGGATGAGACCTACTACGGCGCGAAGAGCGCGGGCCGCGATGTGTCGGCGGAGGATGTCTCGCTGGCGTTCCTCGAGGTCTACGCGACGCGCAAGGTGGCGCGCGGCGGATACCTCCACTGGTGCCCGCCGAACGGGACGAAGCCGGACTGGAAGTTCTACCAGGACCCGGAGCTGGTGCTGCGGCGCGGGGAATACGTGCAGCTCCGCGTGGACAAACGATGGTCGCCGGCGCCGCGGCTCTTCGTCTTCGAGCGCGTGCGGCAGACGATCGCTTGCGCGGATGTGGAGACGTGGCGGCAGATCAAGTGCAGCGGGCCGCTCGGCAGCGTGCCGAACACGGCGGGCATGGAGGCGTTCGCGGGTGACGCGGAGCAATACCTCGAAGCCGGCCGAAAGCGGGCGCAATGGAAGCGGAAGATCAAGGCCGGCGTGGACGCCGCCGACCGCCTGGACGTAATGCGCGACCTGGAGGCGAGCGTGAACATCGAGCGCGGCGAGTCCGCGACGGGCCGGCGCGAGGACGGGACGTTCCGCATCGCGGCGGAGCGGAAGGTCTTCGTGCCGCAGACGGCGCGGAAGGCGGAGGAGGCCGCGATGCGCAAGGCGGTGGACGTTGCGCGCAAGGCCGTGCCCGCCGATCTGGCGGCGGCGTATCGTGGAGAAGAGGAGAACGAGAAAGCTGAGCGATGACGCCCACAACGACATCCGAATTGGAACAGGAGCGCGATGGCGTCATTCGCTCCAGCGCCTTGTTAGCAGGCCAGCCCGCTCCATACTACGAGTCCGAAGGCATCACCATCTACTGCGATGACAATGCTCGCGTGCTGCCACACCTGTTTCCGTGTGACCTGCTACTTACCGACCCGCCGTTCGGAATCGGATTCGCGGCGCAACCAACCACCGGCCAGCGCAAACGTGGACAAGCCCGTGAATCATGGGACGATGCAACGCCGGAAGAATGGACGCTGCTGCTCGCCCGCAAACTCTGCGGCAAACAAATCATCTGGGGCGGCAACTACTTTGGGCTTCCGAGAAGCCGCTGCTGGCTATCGTGGTATAAGCCGGACGCCCCGCCGAGCATGGGAAATGTGGAATACGCATGGACGAACCTCGACCAGAACTCGCGGCAAATAGAGCAGAGCATCGCCGCAACCAACGGCGAACGCGTCGGACACCCGACGCAGAAACCGCTCCGGGTGATGGGCTGGGCACTGCAACAGGCCGGTGAAGCGCAAACGATACTCGACCCGTGGATGGGGAGCGGCACAACCCTCGTGGCCGCGAAACTCGCCGGAGTGCGAGCAATCGGAATCGAGGCAAACGAAACCTACTGCAAGCTGGCGGTCGCCCGATTGGCGCAAGGCGTCCTCTGGCCTGCTAACAATGATTAGGCGACGGACGGTTAGCATATCAACATCGAGGAACTGAAAGGAGAACGAGATGAGCATGGACGACGAGAATGATTTCAACCCGCAAGGCGGGCAACTGACGACGACGGTGACGATCAACGTGAATACTCCAAAATACGAACTCAAAGAAACCAACCACGGGACAGATGGCTTGGACGCCACAACCAAACTCGTGGCTCGCTTCGACACAAAAGAACTGGCTGAGGCGTGGCTGGCGAGGCGCGAATACACCTACAAGGAATATGGCTCATACTCGCACGCTGACCCCAACAAGCGGCACTGTATGGGCAAAATCTCATACACCATCACGGAAGATTCGCAAGTGCCGGAGAATCCTCAATAATGTCTAACGATCAATATCTCCAACAAGCATCATGAATAACAAAACCAGAACCACCGAAGGAGTATAGAATGAGAACATGGATAGCTGTATTGGCAATAATAACATCCTGCATCACCATTGGCCTGCAACTGGCGATGCTCACACGTGGCCAGTCATCGCAGCGCACCAACAAACCTGTTTGGGTAGAGGAGAGCATTTTGGGCGTCTGTCCTGACTGCGGCAAATATGTGCCGCGAGGAGATTCTCATTATCCATGTAAATCGTTTTTGAAACGAATGTATCACTAACCACCGAAGGAGTAATGCCATGACCAAGAAAACCAAAAAGAAGTGCGGAGCGAGGAAGTGTTTACCATTCACCACGAAAGGCTACCACGTCTGCGGGCGACCAGCAGGACACCAGGGCAAGTATCGTTGTGGCTGGTTGGATGACCATGACTGCCGGCCATGCGCTTACGAATGGAGATAGCAATGATTAGGCGACGGACGGTTAGCATATCAACATCGAGGAGCTGAAAGGAGAACGAGATGAGCATGGACGACGAGAAGGATTTCAACCCGCAAGGCGGGCAACTGACGGCGAAGGTGACGATCAACGTGCCGGGGGACCACGCGAACGCGCGGTGCCGCGGGGCTTACACGCGGGAGCAGGCGGAGCTGGCGCTCTGGAGCTATTACCGGTCACTGCCGATGACGTGGCGGGAGGCGGCGGCGTTCTTCGACGTGGAGAGCGCGGTGCTGAAGAAGCTCTGGCTCGGCGCGCTGGATGGCGCGGAGTTGACGGCGGCGCTGAAGGCCGTGGCGGAGGTGAAGGAGTCCAGCGGGCGGAACGCCACGCCGCGATACGCGATGACCTCGGCGGCGCGGAAGTTCGGCCACGCGCTGGAGGTGGCGCTGGACACGGCGGACGCGGACCTGCCGCTGACGAAGCCGCGCATCATCTTCATCGCCGCGGATGCCGGCGCGGGCAAGACGACGCTCCTGCGGGCGTTCGCGGAGGCGAACAACCACGGGCGGACGTGCTACTGGCAGCCGGACAGGATCGGCGGGCTGAAGCATTGCGTGCAAGAGCTGGCCGCGCTCAACAACATCAACAGTTACGTCAGTTACAACGACATGCTTCCGCGAGTGCAGTCGTGCTTCGACCACCGCATCCTGATCGTGGACGACGCGCACACGCTCATCGAGGACGGCAGCAACCGGCTGCGGAAGCTGGAGTTCCTGCTCGGCCTGCACGACACGCGGCGCGTGACGATCGTGATGGCCGCCGCGCTGGACCGGTTCGGCTCGGCGCTCTCGGAGGTGCGGTATAATCACAAGCAGTTTTTCCGGCGCTGCCGCTACAAGCTCATCCTGGACGACCCGGCCAGCCGCAAGGACGTGGAGGCGCTCTGGACTTTCCACTTCCCCAGGCTCGCGCTGCCGGACGAGCTGCGGACGATCCTGGAGGCGCTGAACGCGCACGCGCAGGGAGGCTTCGGCGCGGTGGCGGCGGTGCTGGACGACGTGCGGCGGTTCGCCGACAAGCGCGGCGAGCGCGTGGGCGCGCCCGTGGCGCTGGCCGTGGCCAGCGAGCAGCTCGCGGATCTAGAGAAGCTCGGCAAGCTCATCGGCACCCCCGTCTGGCAACGGAGGGCGGCGTGAACGACCAAGCTCACCCCACTGCCGCCGGGAGCCGGTTAGCTCCCACGACTGGTTCTGCGATTTTCGCGGAAATCGCCGCCGAAGTGGAACGCGCAACCGCCAAGTTCCAGACGTGGCCAACCGATGCGTTGCACGCCGTTGGTGTTGTGGCCGAGGAAATGGGCGAGCTACAAAAGGAGGTCATGCAACTGACTTATGAGCCGCACAAGTCCACCAAGGAGAGCGTGCGGAAAGAGGCGGTCCAACTCGCGGCCATGTCGCTGCGCTTCCTAACGAGCCTCGACCGCTACGAATACGCGCCGAGTCCGCAGCACTCGCAGAACGCCGGAACTCAGCGACCCGGCCAATGAAACGCACCGATTGCAACCAGACCGCGAAGGCCGGGTCCGCTGGAGTGACTTGTTGGGCCACGGGCGCAGTCATTCGCATATGTGAATGCGGCTCAACCAAATGGCCACCGTCCCCGTGCCTACAGGTCTGCACAAATGGGCGCGACGAATGGGCATCCTGCCCGACATGCAACAAGACATGGGACACTCGCACGCTCAAGGAGTGGCCCAACGTAGCGATCACCCATGACTGACCAACGGGAAGGAATTGGGTGCATCGACCTGTTGGGCCGCTTTCGAGAGACGCCGAAAAAAAAGATGAAAATAGTTGCAGATTTCTCTTGCGCAAGCGGCTTGCGCATGGCAAAGTGTGGCCATGAAAACGAACTGCAACATGACAATCGAAACCAAAATCGTAGCGGCTGCTGTCCTCGGCACGATGGCCTTCAACGCTGGAATGAAGCGCATCCCCGCAATGGACAAGAACCTCGAACCACTCCTTGCCGGGAATCAAATCGGCGAAGGAATCCCTGTCCTCAAGGCTTGGATCGCCTCATGGGACGCCGCCAACCTCGCCGCCCCGGTATGAGCGACCCAATCAAGAAATACCTCGCGTCAATCGGGGCGCGAGGTGGTAAGGCGGGGACGGGCAAGGCCAAAGCCCGCACGAAAGCGCAAGCCCGTGCTGCGGCAAAGGCGCGATGGGACAAGGCGCGTGCTCTGCGCCAGAACGATGAGGTCAGCCATGAGTGACGCGCCGATGATGCCCGATTTCTCGAAAACCGTGAACGCGGCACTCATTGGCTGCACCGATTGGTTGGAGCGTCCGGTTCAAAATCGCAATAAAATCAAGGCTTTCGTGAGCCTGAAAATAAATCAAAATATCTCTTTACAGGAAACCGCTTTCCTGTCATATTCTAACCATCGAAGGGCCAGTAACCCGACGAAGAAAAAACAGAATATGAAAGCAACAATCGAACAAATCGCGGAGCGTGCAAACCAACTCTCCGGCTCGATGAGCCACGGCAACGCCTGCTACGCCGCCTGCCGCGAAATGGGTGTGGAAGAATCCGAAGTGCCGGCGGTGGCGAGCATCGTCAGCACCGAACTGACGAATCGGGAAATGAATCCGAGATGCGAAACGCCTGAAGAAAAATCGAAGAAGGTCGCAATCGCGGCGCTCGTGCCGAAGCATCTCGAAGCCATCGCCGCTGAACTCGAAATCGAATCCACCAAACGCGGCGGAAACTGGGGGCAAAAAGCCATCGCCGCCATTCGGCGCGGCCAACCTCGGTGGGAACACACCTCCGAAGCCAACCGCCGTGCGACCGTGGAAGTGGAGGCGAATCGTGAATAAGGCTGCTCAAGCACTCGGTCGGCTGGCCAAAGGCGTCCCGAAAACTCTGACGGATGAACAGCGGAAATTCCGCGCCGAGCAGTTGGCGGCTGCTCGGAAGAAACGCCACGAAAAACCGAAGCGCATCGCCCGGCGCTCCAACGCAGAACTGAGCGACGGGCTGAAAGCCCGTTCGCTCCAGTGATTTGTTCGCCGATGATTCGTGTATTTCCAATGAAAACGAAGTGGACGCCAGCCGACGACATGGCATTTGTCGGGGAGCCTCCGCTGTGGCGTCCTGGAACTCCCGAAACACCAGTGCGCGTCTCTGTGACCTTCACATGGCACAAGGATGAAGCCGAGCGGATCGCCGCCTCGTGGGCGCACTACTACCGCGACGTGAAGTTGGGCGGGCCGGCATACGACGACCCCGGCGGCGAGTTCACGCCGGGAATGTTCCTGAAAGAAGGCTGCACCATAACAAGCCGAGGATGCCCGAAGAAATGCGGCTGGTGCGTCGTGCCTACCCGAGAAGGGTCGGTGCGCGAACTGGAAATAAAGCCGGGATGGATCGTGCAGGACAACAACCTGCTGGCGTGCTCTGAAAAGCATATCCGCGCCGTGTTCGACATGCTCAAGGCTCAAAAGCGCCGTGTGTGGTTCAACGGCGGACTCGACAAGCACTTCCTCAAGCCGTGGCATCGTGAAATGTTCGACTCTGTGCCAATCGGTGAACTCTGGTTTGCGTGCGACACGGCGCTAGACCTTCCGTGGCTCGAAAAGGCGGCGGCGATCCTCGATGGCTATCCGGTGCGAAAACTCCGCTGCTACACGATGGTCGGATACAACGGTGAAACCATCGCCGACGCCGAGGCGCGGCTACACCGTGTGCTCAAGCTGGGCTTCCTGCCGTTCACGCAACTCTATCAGCCGGAAACACGCAAACACTACTCGGACGACTGGCGGAAACTGTGCCGACGATGGGCACGACCGGCGGCCATGTTGTCGGCGAACAATGATTCTGCGACGGGCGGTTAGCATATTATGAACGCGCAAGAGGCGATCCAGCGGATGCGGGAGGTGTTGAGGTTGAAGCACTTGGCTCTCTCGACTGAGGAGTCTTATTGTGGGTGGGTGCTCCGTTACGCGGAGCATCTGAGGTCGCTGCCAGCCGGGCTTCCTTGCGAGCGGAAGATCGAGTCGTTTCTGACGAAGCTGGCGAAACAGAACGTGTCCGCTTCCACGCAAAATCAGGCTTTCAACGCCCGCGCAAGGTGGAAGTGGAGCGTCCCAGTGTGGCCGTTCACGTCGCCGATCTGGTGGACGGCGTTATTCAGGGGGTAGGGGCATGATTGAAACCGAAATCTCGCCGCAGGAGATGAAGGTCGCCGTCAAGCGGATGCCGCTGGCGGAGGCTCGGGCGTTGGCCGAGAGCTGCGCGCGGGTCGTCGGCCAGTTCTGCTCGCGGGTGGAGATCGCCGGTAGCATCCG